GTGACATTCAACAACGTGCCGATGGTGTACGATGAAGACTGTCCTGTGAACAAGTGCTACTTCATTAACTCGAAGTTCCTGCGCTTGCACATCTTGCGTCACGTCAACATGAAGATCAAGACGCTCGTTGCGCCTTGGGACACTGACGCGGTAGGACGCCGCACCGTCTGGCAAGGTCAGTGGTGCATGTGGAAAGCCTTCCGCACACATGCTGTTGTCAACAACGCATAAAACGATTGGGGGCTGTGACACATGTCATGGCCTCCTTTAACATGTCAATGAGAGGAACACAGACATGAACCAACAGAACATCAAACCCCGTTACGAAGTGGAAGCTGTTGACGAGACCGTCACAGAGACGCACTTCATCCGCAAAGACGGACGCAATGAAGAGAAGCAAGTGAAGGTGCCGTACGGTTACAACGTGTACTTCCCTGCTGGTCATTCGATCCGTGTGCGTACAGACGAAGAACTCAAGCGGTTGGGCTTCGACAGACCTGCTGAACTGATTGACGAAGAGACAGGCGACGTTGTTGGTACAACACAACAGATGTCGTTGAAGCGCAATGTGCAGCGCAGAGCCGGTGCGTCAGGCAAGCGTGCACACACAACAGCAATTGACGCTAATCAGTAAGGAGACTGCAATGCAACTAGGACCACAATCGGTGGGGATGGCACCACCAAAGCCATCCATTGTGAGGGGCGCTGCGTATGTGTACGATGTTGCACACCGCAACGGTCTTGTGACATCGACACTCAAGGGACAGGACATCGCAGGGGTGTCCGTTGCTGCGTTGAACATGTGTCCTGGAGGCATGGCTGCGGCAGTGACATCTGTCACAGGTGGTGCGGTGCAAGGCTTCGACATGTACGGGCAGATCATCACAGAGGTGGTGGGCGCTGCTGGCACATCGAAGTACACGTTCAGCCATGTCATTGATGCACCCGCTGATGCACTGTGGGCAAATGTCTTCGGACTGCCATACAAGTGGGCATCTGGTGGCACTGTGAACACGTACACACCACCCGCTGCTGACGGTGACCCTCGCGGTACGGTAGCACCTGCGACTGCTGGCAATGACATCGTGCTGGATTACACGGCTGACACTGCCATGCTGTACGGTGAGCCGCTTGCAGATCGCTTCGGTAGCGCAGGCACGGACGTACCTGATCCCAACCCACAACCCATGCCGCCACTGCCACCGTCATTTGCTTCACATGGTGAGGCAGAAGCATGGCTGGATGCGTACACTGCATGGCTCGGCATCGGCACCCCATTCAATTGGGATGGCAAGACGCTGGAAGAGAAGCATGTGATTGCAACAGAACTGGTTGCAGCACATCAGTGATACGCAGCACGTCGCGGCGTAGTGTCGGTGGGATGATCCTCTCTAAGTTCTCACCGACACGCAAACACTAGGAGGGTACATGGCACAAACTCTGTCACAATTGGTGCAACGTGTGGTCACTCGGCTCTCAATGGTGCCGGGAGTTGCTGTGCAGGTGTACGCAGAAGACCGCATCGCTGAGATGATCTGGCACAAATGGATCATGGTACGCAGTGAACTGTGGTGGGATGAACTCATGGAGTGGCAGACGTTGACACAGGATGCAAGTGGGCGTCCTGTCGAGAACGTTGTACGTGAACTGCCACCATCTCCCATTGGTGACGAGATTGTCATCCATGAATACAGCGACATACAGTACGCATGGCATCCCGCACGTGCAAAGCCACTGACAATGATGCCCAAGCGACAGAACCCCATTGGAGCGATGCGCGCTGGCACGACATTGTATCGTGTTGCAGACAAGGCGAAGGTCATACGCTTCCTGCCGATCACTGAGGGGCTGGAGATGATGGTGCGCTACAAGGTGTGGCACTCGTACTTCCAGCCTGATGATGTCATACCGATGGATGAACAGTTGCTGATCCTCGGTGCGTGCTACGACTACCTCGAAGATGACGGTACAAATCCCGGACAGACGGAGAAGTTCCGTAACATGTTCAATGATCGGTTGCGTCAATTGAAAGGTGACGAGAACGAAGCAGAGATACCCATTGCACCGCAATCGTTCGGTCATTCGGGTGTCAATGGATGGCAGGTGGTGCCCTAATGTTCGCAAAACCCAGCATCCCGCGAGTACAATCACGCGGCAATGTAATGCAGGACGCTACCGTACGTGAGTTCGGTGGCGGTTTGAACGTTGTTGACAACGACTTGAACCTCAGTACACGGTTTGCCACTGTGCTGGACAACATGTCACGCGAAGAAGACGGATCGATGGGTGTGCGATGGGGTACACGGCTGCTGGCTGACATCGGTGCGGAAGTGGGCATGGCTGCGAGTGATTACATCGTCAACCACTACTACTTCCAAGACCGCATTGTCGTTGTGTTGTCGGACGGACGCATGGCAACGGTGCTTGGTGACGGTACAGTCACGGTTGTGTGGGATGACACCATCGCAGGTGGGTTGGTGGGATCACCTGATGGGTGGGGGCCGACTGACTTTGCATCGTTCGCGGTGTTCAATGGCAAGCTGATTGTGTGCAATGGCACCGACAAGCCGTTGATCATGGATTACACAAACACACCGCCAGTGCTGTACCTCGCAGATGAAGCGACAGGTGCCAACCTCAACGTGCCGATCTGTCGGTATGTCGTTGCGATGAACAAGTATCTCGTCATGGCAGGTGACCCGCTGTTCCCTGATCGTGTGCACATCAGCAACCAGAACACGTCAGGCACATGGTACGGTGACGCTGATCCCAATGACGCGACGTTTGTTGATCTGGGTAAGGTAGGTGTGCAGGGTGACCAAGCAATCACAGGCATCAACCGTTACCGTGATCAGCTTGTTGTTGGGTTCTTCTCTGCGTCAGTGCTTGGCAAGCTAGGCATTTACATTGGTGACCCGCCTGTGCACGTACCAGACTTCAATGACGTGATCGAAGGCTTCGGCTGTCACTCACATCGTAGCATGGTGAACCTCGGTAACGATCTGTTCATGCTGGATGACCAAGGCATCACATCGATTGCACGATCACTGTACAGTGGTAGCACGGAACCGAAGCGTGTGTCGGAATTGATCGATCCATTGGTGAACGCGAACGTCAACAGACTGCGTGAGGCTGACACCATACTCGGTGCTCATGCGGTGTACAACAGCAACGACAAGCAGTACATGTGCTTTGTGCCAAACCATGATGGACAGTCACGCAAGCTGAACACAGATGCGTTCGATGTCGTGCCAAGCAACCCCAATGCACTCTGGATACGCATCCCCAACCACAACCTGTTGACGGGTGACGAGATACGCATCGGCAATGTGACTGATTGGAATGATGTCGATGCATCAGCACTGCTGAACGGCTTCGATCATGTTGTGACACGTGTCATCAATCAAGGCATCATACAAATTGAGCCAGCAGGGTTGGTCACTGATCCCAACAAACCGATCACAGGTGGTGGGCCGAACGCATCGTACGCACCGAAATGGACAGAGACCATCGGGTACATTTACACGTTCGTCAATGAATTGAAGGTGCGTGCATGGGCGCGGTATCGTAGCTGGAAGTGGCGGTCATCGTCACGTACAGAACTCGGCTCGGTAGTGTTTGGTGACGACACACGGCTGTTCCTAATGGGCAGTCCCAACAATCCTGTGTACAGAGACTTCGAGAACACGCCTGATGTGCAACCAATCGCATGGCAGTGGGAGATCCCTTGGGCTGACTTCGATCAACGTGCGAAAGAGAAGCACACACGGTACGTGCAGTTAGACACACGCGGCACCGCTGAGTTCACCATGATGATGTTCGTTGATCAATTGTACAAGATCAACGGTCTGCTGACACCCAACAATTTCATGAAGCTGATCGGTGGTGACAACGGTGGGTATGGCGACAACGGACAGCCGTATGGTGGTGGGCGTCGTACGTCAGATCAACGCCTGTACGCATGGGTTGCACGCGGGAAGCTGTTCAAGCTGCGGTTTGAGGGTGTCACAGAAGAGCCATTGCAGGTTGTTGCAGTTACATTGCTGTACCAAAACGGGAGTATCCGCAGATGACTAAACTACCGCGCCAGTTTCTGCCAGGATCGGTTGGTGCAGACGTGCCGCTGCCGAACATCACACCGAAGAACGCGACGACGGGCAACGGTCCGCTTGCAGGTCAGACAGTGCACTTCGATTTGAACCTAGTCAATTTCGATTGGGTGACATGGCACGACTACGAGTGGGAGAACTGGACGCAGGTTGACGCACTGTTGAACACTGCCATCGGTTTCCTCAACATCAAAGGTCTGTGGCGTCCTGATACGAACTACCTGCCAGCGCAATCGGTGTACGATCCCGAAGACATCAGCAGGTTGTACCGTTGTGATGTCGCACACACCTCAAGCACGGACTTCGCTGACGACAAGCCGCTGTACTGGACACTGATCGACAAGGTGACACCGCCTGTCGAGAGTGTGTTTGGCCGTTTCGGTAACGTTGTTGCACAGGTTGGTGACTACTCTGCGTTCTTTTACACGAAGGCGCAGGTAGATACATCGCAGGGTGTGCAAGATCAACGCATCTCGCAGAACGAAACTGACATCGGTGCCAATGCTGCACAGATCGTCGTCAACATTGCGGACATTGCTCAGAACGCTGCCGACATCATCGCCAATGCGGGACAGATCGCTGCGAACATGTCAGCCATCGCTAACAACGCGGCAAACTTCGGTAACTATTACACGAAGGCTGAGAGTGACGCGAAGTTCCCTAGTGCTGACGGGTTTGTGGCTGTAACTGGCGGCAGGATGACGGGCAACCTGAACTTCAACGACTTTGTTCGTGCACAGTTCGGTACAAACGACGACTTTTACATGACGCACACTGGATCGAACATGACGTTCCAGAATAACACAGGCAACCTGATCACCAACAGCGACACGCACCAGTTCCGTAGCAAGGACGGACTGTCAAACCTGCTGATTATGGGTGCAGCCGATCCTCTTGCCAACTTCATCGTACAGATACGTGCGGGTGAAGGCATGTCTTTACCTAACAACAAGCAGATCATGTTCGGCAATAACGCTGAGATGTTCTTGACCCACAGCGGAACATCTGGTGTTTTGCGTCTCATTAGTGGGAACATGAACGTAGATGCGGGTGCAACGTACATACGGAACGCAGCAGGAACCGAAACATACCTGCACATTTATAGTGGTCTGGCAGACTTCACGCACCAACTCAATGCTCGCGCTGGCATCCGTATGGGACAGAGCGTCAAGGCGAAGTTTGGTCCTACATACCAGATGGAGATGTTTCGCGACGGGACAAACGGATACATCGTTGAGCCGACTGGCATCTTTGCTATCCGTGTTGGTGCCACATTTCGTATTCAGGCAGC